TAACAGGATTTTAGCAAAGTTCGTTTACTCTATCCTGTACCTTTTTCGGATCGTAACCAGCAGCTTTCAGGCGGTTTACTCTGTCCTGACCGTTACCCCAATTACCCCTGATTACTTCACGGGCAATCTCATCAATAGATTTCTTTGCCGGGGAAGCAGAAACAGGTTTTCCCTGTTCGGTGGTAATGTAGGTATCAAATCCGGCTGCTTTCAGCTTTGCTGCCATTGCATCAGCGTTTGCCTTTTTGCTGTATGCTCCAACCTGAATTTTGTAATAGCCGCCAGCCTGTACCATGTAAGTATTAAAGCCCGCTGCCTTTACTTTCGCAAGCTGCTTATCAGCGTTTTCCTTTACCTTAAACGCTCCGGTCTGCACACGGTACAGAACATCAGAAGCGGTATCATTGGAAGGATTCAGCTTTGCAGTAACCTTTGCTGCAAGATCACCCAAACGGCTATACAGCCAATCGCCGGGGCAACTCTTATTTGCAAACCATCTGTGAACGGTAATAATCATTTCGTCAGCAGCGGGTTCGTAAGCAAGGGTTTTATCCTTATCACCGAACCAAAGCAGCTTACTTTTACCGTTACGCTTGCAAATATCCACGCAAAGATCAATAAGGGTTGCGTACACCTTATCATTCATTGCATAAGGGGCTTTTGTGTCAGAAGCACATTCAATAGTTACCGCCCTGTTATCGTTGGAACTGCTGGAAGAACACCATGAACGATCTTTTTCTTCACAATACATTCCAACCCTACCATCAACGCCAATTCCGTAATTGGAAGAAGCCTGACGGGAAGAAGGGGCGAAAATATTACCCAGCGTTTCAACGGAACATTGACCTACAACGCAATGGGGGGTAATTCTATCAATAGCCTTATTTCGGGGGCTGCTCTTGTTCGGTGAAATATTGGTGTGTACCACCAAAGGGGAATTACTCATTTTCCTTATCCTCTCTTTCTGCTTCATGCTTCAAAATTTCAATAGCTTTTGTGATTACTGCCGGGATAGGTACACCCATAAGCCCCGCATTTTCCACAATGGAAATCGTTTCATTCGCAATGAACGCAATAATTACTGCATCACGGATGAAAGTAGAACCCGTTACAACATCAAGGCGGCAAGCTACAATTACAATAAGCAGCGTTACGCCCTTTCTGCAAAGCCCCTTCCAACCCGCACGGCTTTCAAGTGAACCGCTTGCGGATTTCTGCGACTTGTGGAAAACTCCGGCTACAACAAGCCCGGTAAGATAATCAATACCCATGAAAATCATCAGGGTAATCAGGGCGGCATCAAAGCCGCCGAAAATGGAAGCAATCACGCTTCCGGCAACACCTAATGCCATGCAAATTCCTTCTTTCATATTCTGTTTTACCTTCCTTTCGTTATTGGTATAGATTGATACAAGAAAACCCCCATACAGGGCTTATATAAGCCCCATATAAGGGTTTTCACAATATCCTTGATAGTTTGTTAGGCTTTCAGTTCCCAACCGTACACGCCCGGTTGCCACACATTACCGTCAACGGTGGAAATCCAAAGCTGATCTTCAAATGAAACAACATCACCCTTTGCGTAAGCATCATGCGAACCAAGCGGCTGTGTCCAAATGGAAACACCATCATCAGTAAAGCCGATTGCTTTATAAAGGGAAGCTGTAACATCAGGTTTCCAATCTTCCTGTGAAGTGTGTGCCTGAATGACTTTGTAAAGCTGCGTTTCACCGTCAGCGTTCACGCCGTACTTCACAATTTCATCAACTGCATAGGCTTTCATTGCAACCCATTCAGGGTACAAATCAGCAACTTCCATTGCCTGATCGTCAGGAAGGTTTGCAGACTGAACCGACATTTGCATAAATCGGTTGTACTGCTGTGCAATAAACATTTTATCTTGCATTATTCATTCACCCCCAACATAGTGTTCAAAATACTGTTCATCTGTTCGTTTTCCGCTGCCTGATTCAAAATGAATTCATCTTTGGTGTACTGAATCATGTTGTATTCGTAACCAATGAATTCATCATCCGTTCCGACATTTTCAGATACTTCCTGAATATCGGTGTGCTTCCAAACGCTGAATTCATCAATAACGATTGATTCAGGTTTCACGGTGCTTCTGACTTTGCCATAATCAACCATTTTTACGCCACCTTTCCTTTCTTTGTTAAAATGATTTCGTTGTAATACCTATCAGCATCACCCCGGATAGGTTCGGTGTATTTCTGCTGCAAGCGGTAACTATCACAATGTTTCAACCATCCCTTATAGGAATTTACAGAACACCATTCGGAATAGTTCATCAACTTACCGTTTGCAACCTTTTCCCTGATCTGTACCATTTTCCGCTTGTACTTGATACAGCTTGACTTGCGTAACAGCACAAAATTCAGAAAAATTCGATAACCAACAAAATCAACACCCCGCACATAGGAAGGAAATACTTGCCAATTTCCCTTGATAGTCAACCGCAATTCTTTCCTGAAATATTCATCAATTTCTATCCTTAATCGGTGAAGTTCTTCTTTGCTGCTACCGAAAATAACAATATCGTCCATGTAACGGAACATATATTTCACACGCTTTTCTTCCTTGATCCAATGATCGAAAGAAGATAGGTAGAAGTTGCCGCAATACTGCGAAAGGTAATTACCTATTGGAATTCCGGTTTCAGGATCAATATCTTCATCCAGCAACCAAATATCCCGCATATCTTCAATATTTGCGGTTGAAATACTGTCTATAATTTCATCCAATAACCAAAGCAATTCAGCATCCTTGAACAGCCTTCTAAATTTTCTTTTTAGAATTTCGTGGTTTATGGAAGGATAGTATTTCCGAACATCAAGTTTCAAGCAATATTGGCAATTCGGAACATCCTTTTGCATGGCTTCCTTTGTATCGTGCAATGCTGCATGAATACCACGCCCCGGAATTGCTGAATAGGTGTTCTTTGTCATTGTCCGTATCAAATACGGTTCAATAACCTGTAAAATCGCCCATTGGCAAATTCTATCCGGGAAGTAAGGAAGTTTGTAAATTTCCCGTTCCTTATCTCCATCACGCTTGATAAATTTTTCGTAAGCAGAAGTTTTATAGGTATGATTGATAAGCATTTCTTGAAGGGTTTTCAAGTGTCCTTCAACATCAGCTTCAACCGCTTTTACTTCCTCATACCAGCCTTTTCCTTTCTTTGCGTTTTGGTGTGCTTTTAGTAGGTTATCCATAGAATATATTTGTTCGTATAGATTACCGTACCGCTTCATTATTGAATGTTCCCTTTGTATGCACTATCAAGCCGAACCTTCGAGAATTGAAAAGTTAATTTCAAAACCTACCAATACAGCCCAATTTTATTTTTGTGTTTTGCCATGTGGCAGGGTAATTCAGGAATACAGAAATTTATTTGAAATCAGCCCCCTATATTTCAAGGGGGCTGAATTTCGTGCATTTACTAACTGCCTGCTGATATTCCGATTACGATTACCTGAAGCATTATTCAGATTCCAATAGAAAGTACCTGCATTAGTCCTGTTATTCCAGTTGCTACCTAATTTAGTAACCTTTTTCATGGTATCTATCTTTAGCTTTTCATTGTCTATCGGCTGTAAACAACAATACTTCCTGAACTACCCAATATTAAATTCAAAATTTATTGAACTGTGTTATGCTGCGGCTTTGGAAGGTACATACACTAACCGCCCGCCGAAAGCCCGAGCACGATAACCCGAAGCATGAAGCAGAGCCCAATAGAAAGCCCCCGCACCAGCCCCGCCATCCCAGCCGCCACCCAATAGAGCAACCCTCCAACCTGAACCCGTAGATTGGTAGAAGTAATCACCAACAGGAAGGGCGGTATTACCAGCAACTTCACCAGCAATGAACAGCCAATCAAATTCTTCTGAATAGCAGAAAGCAGAAACATAACCCGATTTCATAGAAGGGCAAATTCCAGCTTCCTTGTAGGGTTCTGCTCCGGTATCATCTGCAAAAGCATGATCCGCAATGTAGATAATATCCGTTCCGGCTGCAACATCAACTTTACTGTTGATACCGTCAACCCAACCCCAAATGTTACCCCAAAAGTTTTCTTCACCACGATAGGAAACGATATTATAACCGTTATCGTTGGTAACAGAACCGGAAGCGTTACCCAAATTCACGGTTGCCCCGGTAAGTTCGGAATAATTTACGCCATCTTCCAACCATGCTTTATTTGTTACACCCGCACCAATAGCAGATTGCATATTGAATGTAGCGTACTCAATCAGCATAAGCAAAGCGGAAGCACAAGCGGTTGCAACATACGCCTGTTCCCAACCAGCTCCACGATTTTCAGCAAGGTTTCTTGTGCCACTACGGGTAAGATTTTGCGAATGACCGGAAGCGGGCTGTGCGTTTGCGATACTGCAAAGCATATCACCCGTACCAATCGCAAGGGTGGTAACTGCAACCTGTGCATCATCCAAAATGTAAGCACCGCTTCCGCTGGAAGCATCCCAAAGCGAACCTTCAAACGCTGCAAGGTAAATCTTTTCATTTTCCTTACCGTTTTCAATGAACGCCGGATGAAGTTTGAACCCTGCTTTCGGGGTATCGGAAACATAATAGCGAACCTTTCTTGTGATACCGCCCTTTGCTTTCTTTTCCACAAGCAGCGGAACAACCTTGTAATAAAATTTAGGCTGTTCAACCATAGTCTGAACGATAGTTCCAACCGCAAACTGCAAAGAAGCATCAGGGGTTTCAGTTCCTTCCGGGTTAAGATCAACCGCCTGTGTCAGCTTGCCCGTAGTTGTGAACCCTGCATCACCGTAATAAGCAACAACTTTACCATCATTGGTAAGGTTGCAACGCTTTCTTCCACCAAAGGCATTGATTGAATCAAAACCTTCCCCGGCTGTACGGTTTGCAGCCCCAGCAAGGCGGGTGAACTTTTTGTTTACAAAATCCACTTCCACGCCGTAAATATCAGCATCCGTATAACCAACAAACGCTTCAAGGTCTGCAATCTGTTCCTGTAATTCCTTAATATCACCGATAGTTGCAACGGCTGCTGCATCCACTTCAAGGGAAACGCTTTCAGCGTTACCAACGGTAGTTACAAGCTGCACATAAGCACCGGAAACGGTAACACCGTTGTAAGGCGGCATATAGCAATTACCGGAAGTTTCGATTGTTACAGCGTAGAGAATTTCACCAATATCAGGATCAACAGCGTACAAACCGATAGTACGCATATAATACCCCGCTGTAAGGTCTGTGTTTGTGAAAGCTGCTTCAACCTTGATAGCAACTTCATTTGTACGGGTAACTTTGGAAATAAGGCTTGTTTGCTTGACATTGGAAAGGGAAGTTAAACCCACAAGCTGATTTTCCGTGTACTGTGTGCTGGAAGTACAGATTTTGGTGAAATCAATATTTCCCGTTCCGGCAATCATTTTTGCAATCAATGCCTGTCCTTTGTTGGTAATAACCAACTTTGAAAATTCTGCCATGTCATTTCATCCTTTCTTAATCTTTTATTCCAACGATTTCAGAAACAACCGCACCTGAACCGATTGAACCCGTTCCGGTAATGTTGAACTGTTCATTGAAATCATTTGTTATAATCACGCTTGCGGTATTTACAACGCCCGCACCGTGAACCGCTGCACCGTTTGCAACAACGGTTTCCCGGCTGTCATTGGTAATGAAAAAGTGTTCTGTGATACAAATACCGCCCGCAAAGGCTGCCAAACCTTTCACATCACAAATGATTTTGTTATCAGAAACAACCACGATATTACACGGAAGCATTGTGTTGATAATATATTCCAATTCGTCAACCTGTCCGTATAGTTCAAGGTGGGTTTCAAGTTCCAGCCTGTAAAAATCAAATTGCTTTGTAATAGTGAAATTGTTATCACCACACAAAGCAATCAATTTTGAAATCAGGGCTTTTATTGTGTACGGAATCGCATTGAACCAGCGGGCTTGTACTCTTGCCCTTCTGCTTTCAAGGGTATCTTCCTTTGAAGGAAGGATTTTCAGGATAGCTTCAAAGCGGGAAATGCCGTATTCATCAGCCGTTGCAATGAATTCATTGTAAAGAACCTGATTAGCTGCATCCCAAATGATTTTGAATTCAGGGTTTTCAGCTTCCAGCGTAACGGCAACTTCTTTGAAGTCAGCCATAAAAGGGGGAAGGTATGAAACAAGGTCAACTTCTCTTATCATGCACTTGCACCCCCGTAAACAGGAACTTCATATTTCCCCAAAATCAGGTTATC